TCTGTTGTAAAGCCCAGTGAGTGATCATGGAGCACGGTTAACGTCATGCTAACATTAAACAGTTTCGGATATATAGATTGGCCATGCCTATTGTCTACTACAAAACCCGGTTCGAGTTCTGGTTTAAACCCAAAGCCGTTGCATGTGCAAACTAGGCCGTTAGTTTTTGCAGTGCCACCGGATGTGGATCTAGAGATTAAGTTCATAAACTTAACCTTGAAAAGTGGAGCAGCAGCTATAGTATTTGCTCCGATAGACACGGCCTCTCCAGAGCCTACCCTCTGGTTGTCATAAGTGGGATATAAAAATTTAATTAGGGCGGAAATACTTGATAGATTATTTTGTGCCTCTTCTGCAGATCCCGCGACAACATCAAACCCAAGAGTTATTTCCCTCTTTGTGCTTTTAAATGTCTGTATAGGATCCATCCTTCCGTAAACCTCTTCAGATTCCCAGTTGCTAGTAAACTGATCATTAAAGTCAGTTAAAAATGCCTTAAATTGAATAGTCTGGTCAGTTGGAATATGATAAAACTCTATCTTTTGACCTTGTGCTTTCTGTTTTAAGCCGGTATCTATATAAGCCATTTTCTTCTCCTCTTAACATAAATAATCATTAATAAACTTTATCACTTGATTTACTTAGGAACAATCTGAGTTTTCTTGTCCATTTTTTCGTAGACGGCGCGTCCGAACTCTCTATCGTTAAGCTTCATAATGATTGTTTTCTGCCCGCCAGGACCAGCACCTGCGGTGGCTAGGCCAGTTTCTTGAATTGCAGCGACAAATGCAGCCTTTATGGTTTCCATGGTCAGTCCGCCGGCGGAGCCGGCTGCATCGCCAGCGCTAGACATCATATTCTTAACATTTTCATTGGTCACTACATTAGAGCCCTGTCCCATCGTTATCATTTCTGGGCCGGCCTCACCAACAATGGCCGGCCCGCCCTGGAAGTCTGTTACGCCATTCATGAAGAACGGTATAGAATCTAAAGAAATCTGATCAATATTTGGAATATTAACAAAAGGAATTAAGTTGGCGCCGTCGATCAATTTATTCAAAGCCCAGATTGCTGCATTAATTGGCGCGGTCAACGCAAAGAATAATACCTTGCCGATTCCCAAGACAACTTGCTTGAGATCACCAAACACTGCGATAAGCGCCGTGACGCCCAGAATGACTACTCCGACAGGATTCGCACTCATTGCTGCGTTCAGAAGCCACATAGCGGCGGAGGCTCCTTTCGTGGCGAGGGACCACACCCCGAGGGCCAAAGCTTTGGCTTTCAAGGCCAGGGCCTGAGCATAAATCAAGGTATTTAAATAAATCTCTTGGGCTATATTCCATGCCTGGATTTTTATTTTTTTCAACATAAGAGTGCTCACGAATGTAATTGCTGCACCCATGGCGAGCAGGACTATACCCGCGGCGACAGCGTAACCAACAAATCCGTCGCCCAAGCTCATCACATATGTAAGGGCTGAAAAAAGATATCCTAAAGCTGTCGCTACGTGGCCTAAAATCGTAAAGACGGGTTTTAGAGAAACAGCCAGGCTTTGGAACATTATTTTCATCTTATCACCAAGAGTCTGAAGCTCTTTAAGTGCTTCATTGAAGTCTTTTTGTTTTTCATCTGCCTCCGCTGATTTTTGCATTTGCTCGTCATAAGAGGAAAGGGATTGGCCGAATATTTTATTGGCCTCGGACATATCGGAAATCCCGGCAGCATTGGCGATGGCCATTTTCTCATATTTGCCCATATCTTTCCAAGATCTATTAGAAGCTTCCATAGCTTCGATCATTGCCCTGGTTCTCTGCTCCTCGTTCATTCTAACCATCTGAATGGAATTCAAATATGGACCTCCGAGGACTGCATTTAAATTCCCAACTGCTGTTGCGGCGCCCTCAAATGTGTCAAACTGTTCCATAATACCAAGAAGGCTGGTTGTATCCATATTCAATGATTTCGCAGAGGCTGAGACCTTTTTAAACACGTCTATCATGTTGGTGCCATATGCGGCCAATTTCTTTGAAGCTGCGTTAAATTCCTCGGCCATCTGTTGCGGAGGTACGCCAATTTCCATTGCCAAGCTTAAAACATCTCCAATCGCCGCCTCGGCTTCTTCAGAAGACATTCTAAATGCGCCAATCAGGGTATCATAACTTTCTGCAATGGCTTCGTTTTGGATTCCTAGCTTGTCCATTGTCGCTGTAAAATCAACCATACTTTTCTGGGCGCCTTCACCTTGTTTGCTAAAGGCAGCGACCTTAGAATTGAGAGAAACAAGAGATTCTGCATATTCCTGTGTGTTGATACCTAATTGGCGCATACTGTTTCCGGCCAAATCAAAACTGTAGGTCATGTCAGTGATCATCTGATCGTAGCGGCGGCCCTGGCCTGTTGCTTTTCCGACTGCGGCCGTTTGTTCATCTAGGGCATATGCTGTGGCTATTGAACTCTCAATCATCTTTTCAAAAGTCGACCCAAGAACATTCGCTGCGGTGAATGTTTCCACAAATTTCGACTTCATGTTATTGAAAGCTTCGGCCGTACCTTTAGCATCGCCAGAAAGAGTTGCCATGGCGCCCCATGATGTGTCTCGCCACGCCTCACTGATACCGGTAGTAGATTCGAGCATATTCTGGAAACTATCTCCTGCCTTCTTTATGGCGCGCTCGCGTTTTTTCATTATCTTGAGATCTTGTTTCTTGGCCTCAACTTGCTTATATAGGGTTTTTAACAAATCTTGCGATGTTTTGAGATCTTCTTTTGCAATTGCTATTTTATCTTTGTCACCAGAGATTAAAGCGAGATTGAGCGCCTTTTGTTTGTCTTTTTCAGCGTTAATTGCCTCTTCAATACCCAAAGACTCTTGCATCTTTTTAATTCTGGTTTCGAATAATTTAATTTCGTTTTCTCTTATGCCGGCAGCAAGCTCTACCTTATTACTAAGGTCTTCAGCGTGCTTAAGCTCCTCTTTCATGAGGGCGCTGGATTTTTCCAGACTGGCAAGGCGCCTTTCAGCGGCTTCAGCGATTGCTTGTTGCTTTGCTAATTGTTCTTCTGGTGTAAGATCGTCTGCCATTCTCTAGTCCTCTATGACTTAAACGGCCATATTAATCCCGTTGTTTTCTCAAAGTTTTTAATAGCCTTGTCCAACTTTATTTTAGATTTGTAAGTCCTGGGATCATCCAGCCCAAATTTCTTGGCTGCGACCATAAATTGCTTTTCGTTTCCTAGGGCTCTGGCATAAGAAGCTATTTCTGATTTTGTGCCTCGAATTTGAAAGTTCGGCAGGGGTCCTGCGCTTATGTTATACGTTCCAAACATCTTTCCCATAATCATTTTGGTCACTCCACCAAACATCCTCAACCAACTTTCGGTTAAGAGATCATTTTTTGCTGCTCCCAAATCAATGATTTGTTCAGAAAGCTCATCTTCATGAAGATTTTCCACTATAAATTCCTCCAGGCACAATTATCTCTTATAAATAGTCTCATAATTTAAAAAAAAAGACTACTTTCGTAGTCTTACCTCTTCCTAGATTTTGAAGTGGCTTTTTTCATTTCATCGTTTTCTTTTTTAAGTTGATCTGCTAATCTTGTAACAAACCATCTTCTCAATCCAACTGGTAGGCTGTATGCCTCGATGAAACTCCATCCACCATAATACTTTAGAAAAAAGAACTCCTCATAGACGTTCTTCATATACTCATCACTTAGGCCAAAAAAACTCCGCCGTAAGCGGAACCTCCATTTCCGTCTCTGTAAAGCACTCATCACAGAAAAACTTCTGCGTTAGATCAACATTTGGAACCGATTTGCCATACACTGTTCTCAAGTGCTTTGAATCCATCGCTGGCATATTATCAACAAACTTTGAGATTGTGCCTCTGTCGTTTTGTCCGTTAACAGACTCAATAAACATTTTAAGCTGAGTAGTGAGAGTGTTTTCTCCCATCCCATGTTTACTTTTTGTTTGTTGCATCTTTACCAAAGCTGTTTCGTCTTTTCCTGTTAACATTCTGGTCTCCACAACTACGCCTGATTTTGGTAAAGTGATAAGAAGAGTTCCGTTTCCTGTTAATTCAGCGCCGTGCTCAGAACAGGCGTCTGGACCGTTAACTTCTGCAATTGCTAAGTTGAATTCATGCCGAGATGTATTTGCACAAACAGGGCATGTCACGTTTGTTTCATATTCTGATCCATACCCCGTCTGTCTTACCGCAATAAGAATTGCGTTTTTGTCTCCGACCAAAAGTTCGTCTGGTTTAACAGTTTTGTCTGTCATGACATTTTGTAACAAACGATTAATTGCTAACCCCTTCTTTAGAAGAGATTTCGAAGTTAGGATATCCTCGTCTTTTGCCGTCATATGGCGGATCTCAACAGTTTCTTTATTATGTAGCGGATGGCCTTCTGAATAAAACTTTCCCTCTGAAGGCAATTCCACAAAATCAGTTGGAGTTGCAAAATCCAAAGATCCTGCGGTTGTTGTCTCTGTTGTATCGACTGGTGCGGCGCCTGCTGCGTCCTGCTTTGCCCCTGTTCGATTTTCGTTATTTCTTGTAGCCACTCATCACCTCATAATTTATGTGTGCTATAAGTATATAGGTATTTTTTATAAATGTTAAGTAAATATTTAAATTATTGAGCGTCGGCGCCGATTGCACCGCGAATAGAAGCAGAATCAAACCTAAAGGTTACTGAGATTTCTACCATATCCTCTGAGCCATAATCAAGAGAGCCAAACTCAACATTCTTAATCCAGGCATTTCTTAGTACCCACTCTTCTAAAACGTCATTGGCGTTATTACCGATCTGAGTTATTGAAATTTGACCCAAAGAGCCTACCGCTCTTTCTTTAGTTATAACTTCGCCATAATTACCCTCGTCTGTTTGACCGGGCCAAGTATAGCCAGCTTGACTTAATAGTGCATGGAGAGTTGCTGAAGCATCTGGAGTAACTGGGTCAACCATAGTCACAGTAATCTCACTCCAGGTTACTCGACCTGGGTAATAATATGTGTGATTAAGGAACTGGTGCTCTGTTTCTGAAATTTCGAAAGAGGGCTTGTCAGTCGTCTTAATAATATAATCCAATCCAATCGCTGAAATATTCATTAAATATTTAAAAGATCTTTTTGGTTCTAATTGTGGTGTGCTCCAAAATGCCATTTTTTAATTTATCTCCTTGTTACTATTCTAAATAGTCTTTATTAAAAATTACCTTTGATTTAATCTTCAAATGATGCGCCGTCATTCGTAATTACGAAGTCAAGTGCGATGAACTCGATTGCACGAGCGGGCTTAAGCAAGATCTTTGCATACATGATATTTCTATCAACAAGATCCGGCGTGGTGGTCGACTCATCAAGTACGACTCGGAAATCGGTCAATCCCAAGCGACTCTTAACGCTAGCAAGGAAAGGCTCTGCCTGACCTCTAAATCGATTCCATGTGGTACGCACATTTTGGTCGAATAAAAGAGTTGCTGCCATTCTGGAGATCTCTTTCTTTACGTGAATCATCAAGCGGCGAACATTGATTCTATCAAGAGCAGAATCTGTTGCCTGAAGTGTCTTTTGACCGAAGATTACAATACCCTCAGATGGGAATGTTGCAATTGGGTTAATGTCGGCCTCATAAAGCTTGTCTCTGTCCTCGGAAGTAAGTCTCTGGCGAACGCCTACAACTGGGATACCTGCGGCGCCATCTGTGAGGCCTCCACGAGTAAATCCTGCAGGAGCAAACCAAAGCTCAGTTTTTCTCTCCGAGCTAGCCATTGTACCAATAGCAGCGACAGAAGGTGGCATCCAAAGAGTTCTGTTGGAGATAGTATCTCTTGCCTGAACCCATGGGTAGAATGCGCATCCGTAGCTAGTGTTGAGCCCGCGAGAGAGCATCGAAGAAACTGCAGAATCTACAGTACCAACATTCGACTCATCGCCGGATGTGTTCTCTGCGCTTGTACTAAAGTCGTTCTGGATGTCAATAATCGCTAGAGCGTCACCGCGACCTTCGCAGGTG